AGAAAAGGATCGCTTACAGGAACTAATACAGATTTTTTTACTTTCACACAGTTTGGTAATCATGTCATAGCAAGTAATGGTGTTGATGCACCTCAATATTATTTGATGGGTACATCAACTAACTTTGCTAATCTTTCATCAATAGCTACGTCAGGAAGTGTACCTACATTTAGAGTATCAGGTGTGGTAAGGGATTTTTTAGTTACAGGAAACCAACCTACAAATCAAAATAGAATACAATGGTCAGGTATTAATGATATTACAACTTGGTTAGCAGGAACTAAACAAGCTGATCAACAAGACTTACCAGGTTCTGGTGGTGAGATCGTACATATAACTTCAGGTGAGTATGGTTATGTATTTAGACAAAATCAAATAGTTCGTATGGACTATGTGGGTGGAGCAACAGTATTTAGATTATCAGTTATATCTCCAAACAGAGGAGCTGTATATGGAAGAACAGTTTGTCAAGATAACAGAAGAGTATTCTTTTATGCAGACGATGGTTTCTTTGAAATCAATGGCGATCAAGTAACAGCTATAGGTGCAGAGAAAGTAAATAGATTTTTTGATGTAGATTTAAACAAAGCCTTTTCAGATAGAATATGTGCTGCTGTAGATCCTTTTAATCAACTAGCAATGTGGTTATATCCATCTGCATCAGATACAGCTAACACTACAGGTATTTGCGATAAAATAATTATCTATAATTATGCTACACAAAAATGGTCAACTGCTGATGCTAGTGCTAGTACCATATTCTCACAGTTTGTAGGTGCTTATACTGTAGAGCTTATGGATATTATCTCAGAAAACTTAGATCAAATAAATATAGCTTTAGACACAGACTTTTGGTCAGGAGGTCAAAGATATTTAGGAGCAATAGATAACAATTTCAAAGCAGCTATATTTTCAGGCACAGAAAATCAAGGAACTTTAGAAACTAGAGAATTAGAGTTGTTTCCAGGACACAGAAGTAGTATAACTAACGTAAGACCGATTGTTGACGCAACATCTACAGTTACTGTGAAAACAAGAGAAAGATTAGCTGATACACCTACGGAATCTTCGTCATCAAGTATGAATGATAGTGGGGATAATCCTGTTAGAGAATCAGGTCGCTATTTTAGACTAAAAATTATAACACCATCTGGGTCGGTTTGGACTCATGCTCAAGGAGTAGATGTGATAGCTACAAAAATTGGATTGAGATGACGGATAAAACTGATATAGATAATGTTAGATATAGTTTTGAAACCCAAGAGTTTTTTCAAAGACAAATTGAAGAAGCTATTAACACACTAATAAACGAAAAAAACAAAGAGAATAATAAAATCTTTGCATGGTTTATAGGAGATTAAATGCCAACTAATATTAAAGATTATTCAACAACCCAAGCAAGTAACACAACATTAAATAGTATTTCAGTAGCAGAAGGAATGTTACCTTCCAATCTTAACAATGCCATTAGAGCATTGATGAAGAATACTAGAGATTGGTTTAATGATGCACAATGGATTGAGTATGGAGATGGTGATGCTACATACACAGCAGCTTATGTTAGTGGAACTTCATTTACAATTAATGGTGTAGATGTAACTGCAATTTATCATGCAGGTAGAAGAATTAAAATTACAGATACGGCTGCAACACTTTACGGAACAATAGCTAGTTCATCTTTTTCTACAAATACAACAGTTACTGTAACTTGGGATTCAGGTTCTTTGACATCAGGTGCATTAAACAATGTTTACATTGGTGCATTATCAAAAACAAATGATTCTATACCAACAGGAATATCTGCTGAAAAAATTGCAAACGGAACAGTATCAGATACAGAGTTTCAACATTTAAATGGTGTAACATCTGCAATACAAACTCAATTAGATGCAAAAGCAGCAACTATAACTGGTGGTGCATCAACAATAGCTACATCAGATTTAACTGCATCAAGAGCTTTAGCTTCAAATTCATCAGGAAAAGTTGCAGTATCATCTGTAACAGCAACTGAACTTGGTTATGTTTCAGGTGTTTCTTCTGCAATACAAACACAGTTAGATGCAAAAAATGTAAAAGCAAATAACTTAAGTGATGTTGTTTCAGCTTCATCTGCTAGAACAAATTTAGGTTTAGCAATAGGATCAGATGTTCAAGCATTTGATGCACAGTTATCTGATATTGCAGGACTAACTCCTACAGATAGTAATTTTATTGTAGGTGATGGTTCTAATTTTGTAACAGAAAGTGGAGCTACTGCTAGAACATCTTTAGGTTTAGGAAGTATTGCAACACAAGCATCTAGTAATGTAAGTATTACTGGTGGAGCTATAAGTGGTATGTCTGCACCATCTGGTGCTACAGATGTAGCAATCAAAAGTTACGTTGATGATTTAGTAGCAGGATTAAAAACAAGAATTATTGTAAGAGCAGCAACAACAGCAAATGTTAATTTATCTAATGCTTTAGAAAATGGCGATACGTTAGATGGTATTTCATTAGCAACTGGTAATAAAGTTTTAGTTAAAAATCAATCAGATGCTACAGAGAATGGTATTTATGTTGTTCCAGCAAGTGGTGCAGCAAGTAGAGATTCAGATTTTAATACAGTAGATGAACTAGCAGGTCAGCTTGTTATTGTTCAAGAAGGTACAACAAACGAAGATACAATATTTTTATGTACAACAGATACAGGTGGTAGTATTGGTAGTGCTAATATTACTTTTTCGCAAGTACAACCTCAGTTTACAGGTACTGTAAGTTCAGTAGCTGTAGCAGACGCAGGTTCATCAGAATTTACTGTGAGTGGATCACCAATTACTACTAGCGGAACGATTACACTTGCTGTAAATAGTATTGATGTAAGTAAAATAACAAATGCAGCTTCAAAAGGATTTGCAACTGCTATGGCAATAGCTTTATAAGGAGGACAAATGGCACAAGACTTTGAATCAGAGGGCGGTCAAATAACTAACTCAGCAACTACACTATTAACAGCTAATAGTGATGATGCTATTGTTGGATTAAGATTAGCTAACATCACAGCAAATGCTGTAACTGTTAGTGTCTTTATTTTAGAAGGCGGTTCTACAACAAGATACCTTGTTAAAGATTTAAGTTTACCTGCGGCAAGTTCAGTTGAACTTATACAATCAGGATCTAAAGTTGTTTTGCAGAACACAGATGTTTTAAAAGGTCAAGCATCTGCTGCATCAAGTGTAGATGTTTGGATTAGCAGAGTTGACTCAATTAGTACATAAGGAGAATAGATGAATATTTTTGGTCAAGAATATATTGGAGATAAACCAGCAACAGAAACTGTTTATCATCATGCTGGAACATTAGATAAAAATATGGTTATTGAAAATGCTGTATTAGCAGGACCAGTAACTTTTACTAACACAGTAACAGTAACAGGAACATTAGTTATCGTATGAGTAAGATAGAAGTAAATACAGTTGATGTACAATGTGGTTCAACATTAACTTTAGGTTCATCAGGTAAAACAGTAACACTTGCAACTGGTGCATCTCAATCAGGTTTTGGTCGTACTGGAACTGTAGATTGGTGTACAACAGCTAAAACATCTCCGTTTACTGCTGTGTCAGGTGATGGATTTTTTGTAAACACAACATCTGGTGCAATAACAGTTACCTTACCAGCTTCTCCATCAGCAGGTGATATTGTGGCTTTAAAAGATTATGCAAATACTTGGGATACTAATGCAGTCACATTATGTAGAAACGGATCTAAAATTAATGGTAGTTGTAATAACGCAACTTTAGATACAGAATCTCAATCAGTAACTTTAATTTACGTAGATGGTACAAAGGGTTGGCAAGATATACATGACTCAACATCAGATGTAACTGGAGCAACTTTTATTTCAGCTACAGGTGGTACAGAAACAACTGATGGTAATTTTAAAATTCATACATTTACAGCAGACGGATGTTTTTCAGTATCTTCTGTTGGAAATGCAGCAGGAGGTGGAGATAAAGTTTCATATATGGTTGTTGCAGGTGGTGGTGGTGCAAACACTGGTGCTGGCGGAGCAGGTGGTTTTAGAGAAGGAAAAGATACACCAAAAGATTCTTATACAGCCAGTCCATTAGCGGCAGCTTGTTCAGGTTTAACAATAACAAATACTACTTTTCCAATAACAGTAGGCGCAGGTGGAGCAGCATCAAGTAACAATGGAAGTAATTCAGTATTTTCAACTATTACATCTGCTGGTGGTGGTGGCGCAGGTGGACCAAATCCAAATAACCCAAGTTCTAGTGGTGCAGCAGGCGGTTCTGGTGGAGGTGGAACTCAAGGA